GCCCATTTACCTTCATGTTCTACAGCACTTCTACAGACAGCGACATTAGCATCCTTGTCTAAAGCATCATCAATAACATGAACATCAAACTTCTTCATCAAAATAATTTGCACAAGAGCAAACAAGATTACGATCACCATAAACATTATCAATTCTTGACACTGCAGGCCAGAACTTATTAGTTTGATTTACAGGATATGCTGCTTGTTCTCTTGTATAATTATACACCCATTTTGAAGAACATACAACCTTTGCAGTATGTGGTGCATTCTTTAATATATCTTTATTGGTGAAGATTTCTATACTTATCATCTCCATTGCATCTACAAATCTTTTAAGTTCATCTAATGATTCACTTTCAGTTGGTTCAACCATCATAGTGTTTAATACAGGCCATGATAACGTAGGTGCATGAAAACCATAATCCATCAATCTCTTTGCAACATCCTCTGCAGTAACAGGTAATGTTCTACAATCAAAGATACATTCGTGTGCAACTCTACCATTCTCTGCTTTGTATAAAACTTTAAAATAAAAATCAATTTCATTTGCTAACCAGTTTGCAGACAGTAAAGATATCTCACTTGCTTTGCGTAATCCTTCCCCACCCATCATACGAATATACATCCAACTAATTGGTAAGATACTTGCACTACCAAACTCTGCTGATGATACTCTTTTATCCATATATGGTATCAAGTGTGCCGCTACTCCTATCGGACCTACACCAGGACCTCCACCACCATGAGGGATACAAAATGTTTTATGTAAATTAAGATGACATACATCTGCACCATAGTCACCTGGTTTTGCAAGTCCAACTTGTGCGTTCATATTTGCTCCATCAAGATATACCTGACCACCATTTTCATGAACAATTCTACAAATATCTTTAATCGAAGTTTCAAATACACCATGAGTTGATGGATAAGTAATCATAATACAAGAGAGTTCAAATGTATTCATGATTGCTTTCTTTTCTAAATCTTTCAAATCAATATTTCCATCTTCATCACAATTTACAGGAACTATCTTCATACCTGACATTACTGCACTTGCAGGATTAGTTCCATGTGCACTTGTAGGTATTAAACATACATTCCTATTGTGATCACCACGACTTTTGTGATATTCTTGTATTGCAAGAAGACCTGCATACTCACCCTGTGAACCTGCATTTGGTTGTAATGATATGTCAGCAAATCCTGTTATATCACATAACCATTCTTGTAAATCGAATATTATTCTTTGATAACCAAGAGTTTGATCTTCTGGTGCAAATGGATGCATATTTGCAAACTCACTCCAACTTACTGGCATGAGTTCTGATGCTGCATTTAGTTTCATAGTACAACTACCAAGTGGTATCATACCATTTACTAATGAAAAATCTTTTGACACTAACTCATGAATATATCTCATCATGTTAGTTTCACTTTGATACTTAGTAAATACTTCTTGTTGCAACCAAGGTTTCTTTCTCATTGGTGTAGAAAGCCATTCATACTTTTTACTAATATCAGTAATCTTAAAAGGAATATCATCATACTGTGAATGAACAATTAATAATATTTCTTCTAGAGTTGTAAGTTCATCTAATGATAAAATAGTCCAACCATCTTCATATCGAACATTAAAATCTTTTATAGTTTTTTTACCTTTAAATCTTACAGTATCAAACCCCTCTGATTCATCAACTTCGAGACCACACCATTTCAATGCTAATAATAACGTTTGTCTATATCTTAATACTCTGGTTGCTATTCTTTTCAGACCTTCCGCACCGTGATAGGCAGCATAAAAACCTGCCATATTTGCGAGGAGTGCTTGAGCAGTGCATATATTGGATGTTGCTTTGTCTCGTCTTATGTGTTGTTCCCTTGTCTGTAGTGCTAGTCGTAACGCTTTATTACCTTGACTATCTACCGACTGCCCTACAATACGTCCAGGAATCTTACGTTTATATTTCTCAGTGGTTGCAAAGAATGATGCATGAGGTCCTCCATAACCCATAGGAACACCAAACCTCTGCATACTACCAACTGCAATATCAAATCCCATCTCACCTACAGGTTGCATCAACACTTGTGCAAGTGGATCGACAATCGCAATCTTCATACATTTACAAACCTCAGCTAATCTTAATAATCCGTTACGATGTCTTAAATTTCCGTGACTATTTGGTAATTGTACAATAACTCCAAAAGCATCAGCAAAGAAAGCGATTGGTATAGATTTATCAAAATCAATTTTAATTATATTTATACCTAATGGTTTTGCTCTTGTTTGTAATACTTCTAGTGTTTGTGGGAATAATTTATCGTCAACAATAAAATCTTTTTTCTTACTTTGACTATGGGCAAGTAACATTGCCTCTGCAGCTGCAGTTCCTTCATCTAACAATGATGCATTTGCAACTGGTAGTCCAGTGAGTTCTGTAATCAGTGTTTGATAATTAAATAATGCTTCTAGTCTACCCTGTGATATCTCTGCCTGATATGGAGTGTATGATGTATACCAAGAGGGATTTTCAAATACATTTCTTAGGATTACTGGTGGTGTAATTGTTCCATAATATCCTTGACCTATTAAAGTTCTTCTAACAATATTATGCTCTGCTATCTCTTTTAATTCTTCAAGTGCCTGTTGTTCACTACAAGGTTCTGGTAAATTATCATCACCACGAAGTAAGATTGAAGTTGGTACTATCTCTCTTACTAATTCTTCTAACGAAGAAAGACCCAAATCGTTTAGCATTTGAGTCTGTTCTGTTTCGGTAATACCGATATGTCTTTGAATGAATTCTGTCATGTAGTTAGTAATTCTTCTATTGGTGTTACTGGGTTTATGTTATAGTTAGTTATTAATAATTCTTGTTTAACATTATCATCAGTTCCCTTTTCTCCTCTATGTGCCATTGAATATCTAAGATTCCAAAAATTTAATTCATATTCTGCATACATTTGCATCAAACGATGATTTACATTGTAGGTAATCATAAAATTATGTTTGCATTTATACACATTCTCTGCAAATAAATTATGGTCAAATGATTTATGCATTTCACGATTCTTACCATATAAAAAATCTTTAATATCATATGGAGGATCAAGAAATACAAATGTACCATCAGAACCATCTGCACTCATAACTTCCGAGTAATCAATATTTGTAATCTTCCAATGTTGAATTAACTTTGAATACTCTTCTAATTTATCTGCACCAACTAATGAAAAATTCGCATTAGATGCTGTTGGTGAAAATGTACTGTTCTCTGTCAATCCAGAGTAACTACATTTATTCATTATAAAAAATGCTACTGCCTTTTCAAAGTCATCATAAGTATCAATTTCTTCTTTGTACTTATTAAATAATTCTTTTGCACTTGCAGTTACTTTTTCTTTATCACCTTCGTCAAGAGTATTCTGTTTTTCTTCACGAACTCTTTCTGATAATTCTTCACCACGATCTCTTAACTGTATCCAAAAATTATACAATGGAACATACAAATCATTTATCCAAACTGGTATATCTGGATTAGATTTTGTAATATCAATCGCAATCGAACCACCACCTATAAAAGGTTCACGATACTCTGATATTATTTTAGGATACCACTGTGATAAAGTTTTAATTGCTTTTGATTTGCCGCCAGGATATCTTAATGGTGTCTTAAGAGATTTAATCGACATTAACATTACTTTCAGTTGTTTCCCAAATAATATAATCATCAGGATTAATTTCAGCAGGTCTACGATCAGGATGATGTAAGAACTCTACTCCTCCTCGTTCTGGTTGTCCCATAAGACGTTTTTGTATCATAATACTTATAGTTTTGTCAAACCATGCATCTAATGATTTTGACATTGTTCGATATCCAGTGCCGACATAAATTTGACCTGCAACAACAGCTACTGTTGCTATACCCCAAAATGTATAATAACTTGATGATTTCATTTGTGCTTTTGTTTTTGTAAATGTTGATTTAGTCATAATTAAATAATCAATTTTTTAGTAGGAGTTGATATCTTACCAAACATTGTTTTATATTCCTCAATAATTTCTTCTTGAGGTTCTCCTATATAAACAACATATTTTTCAGATACCTTTATCTTACCTTTTTTATGTAAAGGAGACCAAGGAGCAAATGCAATTTGTCCTGGTTGTTGAGATGGCACAGCAACGATTGGATTTTCCATCGTAATTGTATACTCATTCTCTTCAATAACGTCGGCGATTACATCTTCGCCAGACCACATACGAATTAATTTAATAGTCA